CAAGGTCCTTGCCCCGTGTTGCAAGAGCCTTGGCTCCTTTACCAATACCCGCTGCAAAAGGTGTAATTAATAAAGACTCACTACCAAACTTTAATCTATTCATTAATTTTCTAGTAGCGTCTTCTCTTCCACCATCTAAAGCGAATACATCTAGTTGAGTAGGTCCTCTATCAAACATGTCTCCAAAAGATCCTATTTCTTCAACGTCCGCTACAAATGCTTCGCCCGCAGCTCCACCTACAGCACCTACACCAAATCTAGCATAGCCCGTTTGTTTATTTAATCTGTCTGCTATTTGTTTTTGTTTAGTTATATTTTTAGAACCGGCACTAACCAATAGTCCAGCTTTTTTTGAATCAAAATATTTCTTAGCTAACTTACTTCCTAGTTTAAAACCTGCTGTACCAGGTACACCTATTTGAACTAAAGCTTGAGTTAGTTTACCTATACCAGTTTGTTCTGCGTATTCCTCTAAAGGGTTTAGTTTATCAAAAAACATTTCTACTTGTGCAGCAGAATTAGTATCAAAACCTAAATCGATTAATTCAGCACCTAATGAAAATGCTCCTTCAACAACCTTGATACCACCGGACGCAATACCTGCAAGTCCAGAAGTATACCATGATACTTCATTATTTTCTTCTGCTGGGTATAATGGTTGTAGAGCCATTTATTTACCTATGCTGATGGATCATCCATTGACATACCAAAATCTGGTACGGATCTATCTGTTTTTTCTGGTGGTGTAGCTGTAAAGTCTGGGAATTTAATTTCAGGTATTGTTGAAAATTGATCAAAAGAAATTACACCATTTCTTATTACTATGTATTTGTAGTTGTCTTCATATGGATCGTAAAAGACTTTGTTGTCAAATCTGTTTTTTTGTTTTTTTATAATTTTTCCTTGCTCAGGATCTCTAATATCAATTTCTAATACTCCACCATATTTTTGACCACCTACAGAGTTTCTTAAAACATCTGCCATTTCAGTGTTAAATGTTGCTGCTCTTTCAGCTACCATTGGAGGTAGGTTTTCTAAAAATGATTCTAAAGATACGTTATATAAAACATCTTTAGGATTATTTCTCATACCTGCAATTTTTTCATCAGAAGCTAATTTAGCTGCTAGTTGTGACTCATCAAACTTTTGACCTTCTAATCTTTCACTTTTTAAAAAATCTCTTTCACCCATTTTTTGACCTCTTGCAAATTGAGCTGCTTGAAAATCTCTAAAAGGTTCTTTAGCTGATACTGCTGCTGTTTGAAAAATATTTCCTTGTGGTGGTCTTGATAATAAATCTAAACCAAATTGAGTTAAGAAACCTGCACCTGTTCCAGGAGCAAAGTTTCCCATAGCATAAGGATTAGGTGTACCTTCCGCATATTGTTTTCTTGGTTGATCTAGTCCTGATGTAATACCAGTTCCTGTTGATCCACCCATTCTAAACATTGGTCTTTTTAAAGTTCTATTCATTATCCGCCTGCTGTAAAATTAAAATTACCTTTACCACTTAACCCACCATAGATACCTGCAAGTGTTGTACCAACACCTAATGCAGTTTGTAATGGTGTAGGGTTAGGAACATTAGTTGAAACTGTTTGACCTGGATAACCACCCATAATTCCTGTTACTTGATTAGTGTATCTATCTAATTGTTCTTGTGGTTGAAATGCTGCTTGTCTTGTAGCTTCTCTTTGTGCATCAAACTCTGCTTGTTGTTGCGCTTGGTTCAGTGCGCCCAACTGACCTAAACGTGAAATATCTGTTCCTTGTAGTGCTTGTGTTTGCGCTCCAAGTTGTGCTTGTTGACCAGCAAGTCCTGATTGAAATGCACCTAAATTTTGAGTTGCTCCAGCGATACCTTGCTGTGCTTGACCCAGACCAAATCTATTTTGTATGTCTTGCTGTCTTGCAGCTTGAGCTTGTCCAAAACCTTGCTGTAAGAGACCAGCTTGTAATAAAGCTCGTTCTCTCGCTGCCCCTGTGCCAAACTCAGCGAGTTGCACTCCCGCTCGACCACTGCCGAGCGCACCCAATTTTGTTTGTTGATCTCGTATCTGTTGTTCTTGTATAGATTTGTTACGATCAAATTCTGCTAATGATGCATCAATCACTTGTGATTGATATGGGGACATAAATTGAGATACGTCTTGTTGAAAAGCTTGTGCTCCTAATGGCACACCACCAAAAGTAGATCCTGCTGTTTGTAATTGTCCAAGAGCCTGTGTTCCTAATCCAGCAGAAATTTGTGCTTGTTGACCTGCTGTTTGTAAAAAAGGTTGAAATGATCCTACACCTGATTGTGCTAAAGATTGTGCTTGTTGTTGTAAAGCATCTTGACCTGCAACTTGTGGTGCAAGGCCCGCTAAATTTTGTTTTCTAATATCAAAAGCTTGTCCAGCTTTTTGTCTTGCTGCAAAAGCTGCTGGATCTTCACCAGGTAATTGTGTTAAGCCTGCAATACCTGATGATACAATGGGTACACCTTGTTGGGCTAATACATTTTCTGCTAAGTTAGTTCCTAGTTTTTCTACAAAAGGTGCTGGTCTTGATACTTGTTCTGTTACGGCCATTATATTACTTCCTCTAATCTTTGTGATGTTTGAAACATTTCTCTAGCACCTTCCAACCCTTGAGATTCTTCTGAAACTTCACCTCCGGATTCTAAGTTCTTCATCATGTTATACATAACTTCTGCGCCTTTGTCTACATCTCCTTCACCTGCATTTCTTACAGCCTCGGCCGTAAATACAAATTCATTCTTAGACAGTCTTGCAGGTACGTCATCTGCTTTTTCCATTCTACCTATTGGTACGAACCCACCTTCAGCTCTTAAATCCATTTCTTGACCATCCATATTTAATAGAGGCATAGTCTTTTTAGCTACCGGCTCATCCATAGAACCACCTTCTGCAGCTAGTCTTCTGTTAGGAGAGTATTTACCACTTAAATAATAATCTACTGGGTTAGGTAAATCTGCTCCTGCGTATAATTCATCGTTATCATCTTCATCTTGTTTAGTCATTAGACCTGATAATGCTGATATTCCTAATATGCCGGCTCCTATTTTACCGCCAGTGCTTGTATATTTATCTCTTACAAAATTAGCTATATTACTAAATGGACCACCAGTAAAACTGTTTTCAACCCCGCCTGATAATTTTCCAAATCCCAATGATGATCCTAATTGACCAAAACTAAATCCCGGTCTACTTTTTAAAATTCCTCCAAGACTACCTCCACCTAAATAATATCCACCAGCTGCTAACAATGCAGCTTTACCTATTGGTGATTTGGCTATCTTCTTAACACCACGTGTAATTTTCTTAACAAGTTTACCTAGACCATATTGTTGTCTTGATGTTTCAAGGTCCATGATCCCACCTTCGTAAGGCATGCCACCTTCCATAAAACCAATACGACCGCCTTCTGCTTTTGCTACTGGTTTTCCTAAAAGTCCTTGTCTCATTAATTCAGCTTCAGCTTCTGATAAGGCGCTTACACCTAGTTGTTTATTTTCAATAATATCTTGTTTAGCATTTTCCGCTAACCCTGAACCTAAAGAAATTGTTTCAGGTCCATCCATACCTGAACTATATACAGTCGAACTTGGTCCATCCATATCTGAACTATATACAGTCGAACTTGGTTCATTCTCTGTGTTTAAATTATAAAATTCATTAAACAATCTTGCTAATTCTTTTGGTGGTAAACCTTTTCCTATATTTTTACCAAAATTAAATCTAGAATCAGCTTTTACGGGTGTTATGTTATTAAGATTAACTTTTGGTCCTTCTGGTTCTCTTCCAAGAAAAGGATTATCTTCTCTTATATTACCTTTTACATCTGTACCTGGAGATATATCATCACCTGATGTAAATTGTCCACCACCCATATTAAAACCTATTCTACCACCATCAGCTAAGAGTCTGTAATTAATAATTTGATCGTCTTCTACTTTCGGTGTCCCTGCTGCAGCTTCTTCAAGTGCAAGTAATCGTTTTTCATATTCTGACATAATATTATCACTATATTCTCCTTGGTCTTTTCCATAAGTTACTATTGGATTACCAAAAGCATCTATCTCTCCCTTTAATCTAGCTCTGTCATATTTTTGATATGCATCTTCTAACTCATCATCAGTATAATCTTGTAGGTTATAATATGAAATACCAAATTTTTTTGGGTCTAATTTTCCTTCTTTAATAACTTTATCATAGAAATAAGGTCTGTTTCTTGCTGAAGAAAAATCTACAAATTTTTTAGTAGCTTTGCCACCAGTAAGTATATCAAATAAACCTAATTTTATTTTAGGATAATTTCTTCTATCTACAAATTTACTTCTTTGTGTAGTTAATCCACCACCTATTATTTCTCTATCTTTAGCGGTTACTCCTGAACCTTGATTTACTCCAGCTTCATCATAACTACCTGTATTTACAGGGGTAGTTCTTCTACTGTTTCCAGCACCTGGTGAAACACTTTTAACAGTTTTCTTACCAGATTTTCCACTTTGATATTCACCTATTCCACGATATCCTGGTCGTTTACCATTCGCTGGTTTGTTTACAAGTTGCTGGTATTGTTGTGCGTTTGTTATGGCCATTTTACTATTCTATTTTGTTTTACCGAAAATATCAAGACTAGGCATTAAAAGAGTTACATCTTTTCTAATATCCTCTGGAGATATACCTTTATCTCTCCATTCCTTGTCATTCTTGTATTCTTCGCCTGTTTTTTTGTTAGTTATTTTCTCTATAATCTTATCTGGTTGTATTTCTAGCATTATGTTGTTACCTCTTTCTTAATGTTTAAATAGCTAATAGCTACGTCAAATGAGTCTGTAGTGCTTGCTTGTATTGTAAAAGACTTACCACCTTCTACTATTAGCGGTTGAGTTAATAATTCTGTTGTAACGTTTGCAGTCAAAGCTGCAGATTTTAAAGCTGTAATACTGTTGTTTGTAATTGTGACTGTAGGTGTACCTGCTGATGTAACAAGTATAGATTTAATAACATATGTTTCACTTACTAAAGGATTACCAGATCCTAATGGTGTAAGTGCTCCACCTGTTGTACTATTATCTATACCTATAAATTTATATTGATTTGCCATATTAGTTTACAAAAAAGTTAAACGCGTCAATTTCATCTTTTAATTCTTCTTGAAACGTTGAGTTTAGTTTTTCTACAATTGCATCAAGATCTCTTACTTGAGCTTCTGCTGTTTCTATATTATAATCTCGTTCAGGTCTTGTAATTACTTGTACAATTTTTGCCATTATCTTCTACCATCCGGTTGTGTGTCTAATCTAAAAGTACCTAGTTTCCAACTTTGACTAGCTGCTGTGTTTTCTATTTTCATAGCAATTGCTCTTGCTCTTGCACGTGTGTCTACTTTTGTAGTAGAGGTTGTTATATCAAAAGGTCCAAGTGGTGAACCAGTTTGTGGATCATTAGGATAGTTTTTTAATTGTAATGTAACTCTAGTAGTTCCTGTTTGTGATATGAAGTCAGGTACAAATCTTCTTATTTTCATTAAGTATTCACCATCTCCTTTAAAAGTTGCAATACCTGTTTGTTGTCCACTAGATGATCTTGCTTGTGTAATATCAAAATCTCCTGATGCAATGTTTGCAGTGACTGCAGTAATTACTCCATTTTTATTTTGATCAGTTCCAATTTCGTGTTCATAATAAGTTGTCATACCTTCTGTGTTTCCAACTACATCAAAAGAATTATCATTGCCTGCATCGTATTCTGTTGCATGTGGACTACCAAAAACTGCTGAGTCTTTCCACATAGTTCTAGATAAAGATCCATTTGTCCATACAGGTCTTTGAGGAGAAGAATCAAAATAATTATAGGAAACCATTCTATTTACAACAGCTGAGGAAGACGTTGGATAAAACCATACTACTTCACCAAACAAATTATTTAATCCAGCAGATATCATTTGATTACCTGACTCTATATTTATATCATCATAAACATAGTCTTCTACTAAACAAGGTAAAGACTCTAATCTACCAGCGAATCTAAAGAAACCATTCTCTGACATCCAGTACGCAGCACCATCAACTTCAACACAAGCATTCTGTCCTACAAGTCCACAGTTGGTCCCAACTTGTGCAAAGGCAAAAGTAAATGGTTGACCAACAAAACGTTGAGTAAACAATGCAGTATCAGTCCAAACATAAATTGCATCTCTACCTCTAATAGCTCCCATGATCCGTGATCCGTCGGCCAGTCTCTGTGTACCAGCTGTATTGGTTGCTGTAGGTGTATAAGTATTAATATCCTCTTGGTCCGAGAATCTAATAAACATTTCATCTTGTGTTAATGGATCACCAATAGTTGTTTCTGTTCCAAAAAATACTAAGTGTCTATCAGGAGTAGATACTAACATATGACGTGAAGATGTTGGTGCGCCAGATATAACCGTAGCTCTAGTTGCTGTTGCATTTGATGAAGAAGAGTCCCATTCAAAACAAGCGTTATTGTGAATTAAACAAATAGCTTTATCTCCAAAGTTATCTAATGACCACATACCTGGTTCAACAATTAAATCTCCTGACGCTGCTTCTCCCCATGCAACATAGTCAGTTGAATTTGTCACTGTATCTCCATCACTGTGAGATGCTGCTGTTGTTCCTGCTACACCTCTAGTACATCCTGTTAAAGTGTTACTACTAACTCCTGTATATGAAATTTCTTCAGAACCTATTATAATAAAATTAGTTCCACTGTCTGGAAACTGTGAAGCATCTGATAGTGTAATACTAGTTACTGCAGCGTTGATTGCTCCATCTAAAGTTGTTGTTACTGCTCCTGCAGCAGGACCACTCCAAGAACCTAAACCCCAACCAAAACCTTTTCCTTGAACAGATGGACCTACTGTATAATAATGTTGAATTCTAATACCTCCAGATGTGGTTGCACCACTACCTGTTTCATTTGATGGCATTGTAATTGTTATAGTTGTTGTAGAAGGCACCGATGTTATCATAAATTTTTTATCATCAAAATCTGATGCACTAAAATTAGAATTAGTTATTGTTGTAAAATTATCTAAAAGAATAATATCATTATCTGTCATATTATGTGCAGAAGGAAAAGTTATAGTAACAGTGGGAGATCCATTAGTTGTGCTGAAAGCATTAGTAAGAGTAGTTGTAGTATCTATGGGGTGTATGTCGTAGAATACTCCACCTGAATATGCATATAAAATACTGTTTGTACCTATGATTGCGTACTTTCTACCTAAGCTGTTTACAAAATGATGTAGTCCTCTGGCTGCTCCAGTTAGATCATCTGTTCCTAACTGTTTCCATCCACCTATTTTTTCAGGTGTGCCATATCTAAAACGTACATTATCACAATCTACCCATTGTGCTTCAGCAGTAGTTTCCGATATTTGTTTGTTGATGCCTGGTTGAAATCCAATTTTTTGTAACATATTTTAACCTACTCATTTTTATTAACATCACCGTGTTCTTTAGCATCACCATATTTTTCAATTGCTTCTGTAGCAAGTTTAATTAAAACAGCAGAATGTGTATAGCTATCAAACCGATTCATACGAATATAACCTTTAATAAAGAGTCTAAAACGTTCTCTCCAAGATAACTCTATGTCTAGCTCTTTTTCCTTAAAAATATAACGCATTTTCTAATCTTACCATTTAATTTATTTAAAATCAACTTTGCAATGTAGGGTGTAAACTGGGTTGTTTACCATCAAATTTATATTTTGTGTTGGGTCCATTTTGGTTTACATAATGCAAAAAAGCTTGTGCATGCCAATCTCCAGTAAAATGCTTACGAGAGTGTTCTATTTCACAACCCAAATATATACAAGCATCTCCTGGCAATAATTCAATAGGAGTATCTTTCATATAAATAGGCCATTTTGTGCCATCACTACCAAACATTATTGTTACTGAAATTTCACAAGAAGGTCTATCTGTATGAGAAGTAAGTTCAGAGTTATAAGTATATACCCTTGAAAAAGAATAAGTAGGAAATAATTTTAATTTAGTTTTATTTTCCATTAACTTTAATTTGTTATAAAGTAATGCTTCAGTAAAAGGGTCTTGATAAAACATAGTATCTCCATTATTATTTTGATTTTTATCAAACTTTGTACTGTTTTGTCGATGTCTTATAAGTATATATTTTTTAGCTAATTCAATTTCTTCTTTTGATAAAAAGTTTTTAATAACTTTGTATTTATTTTTTTCTAAAGAGCCCATGATACCACCGCATATCTTGTTCCTTTACTTACAGGTTTTACTGTATGAGGAAACATAAAATTACTTGGAAAAATAATACCTCTGTTTGGTTTTACATCAACTGTAAGTATGTCTTTTTGATAATCTAAAGATTTAAATACTAATTCACCACCTTCATAGTCATTATTTAAAAACAAAACTACAGATAAAGTTCTGGGACTTCCTGAACAATGATCAGTATGGGGTTTATAAAAACCAGAATTTTCATATTTTAAAATAGTAACTTCTGTTAGACCATTAATTTCAACAGAAGGTATATTTAATTTTTGTCTATAATTACCTATTATATTAAATATTGTTCTAGATAAAAAATTAAACCAATGTACTCCAGTTTGTGAAAGCATTCCTGGATTTAAATAAGCATTAGATACTTTTCTAATTTTAGTATCTATTTTTTGATCAATACCATTTGTAACCTTTGCTTGTTCAAACATATCAGGATTTTTTGCAATCCATTTTATAAAAGAAGATAATATTGGATAAGGCATAATTTCATCTTCAATATGAATAAGATTTTTTATTTCCATATTTTTCTAATCCAATTATGTCTTTTATATCTATCTTGAAATTTTGAAAAATAACTAAATATTTTAGAAGAATTTAATTCTACACTTTCTTTTTTAAAATACCAAGAATCTCTTTTAAAAGGAATAACTTGTACATAAGGCATCCCTTGTTTAAATTCTTTTTTAAACTCTGGATATTTATCATGATTAATTAATATTGGAAAATTTACCATTCCTTCAAATGTATCAGTATCTACAATTGCAGTTAGTATATTCCAATAATCATTTTCATTATAATGAGGAGAAGTAAATAGACAAGAATACCCTGGAGGTGTTATTATTTTCCAAGGGTTTAAAATTTTTAAAAAAGCCTGACTTCCATTTTTTTTAGAAATGTATGAGTTGTCTCCTCCTAGTTGATCGGTAGAGTGTATTTGTAAATCAGAGCTATTTAAATTATAATCTCCAAGTTTATTGTCATCTATTTGACCATCTAAAGAAAATCTAAAACCACTATCTTTTTTTTTAAGTTTTTCATTATAAATATTATATTCTATATAAAAATCTTGTGGAAGAGGTAGTATATAACCTGCTGTCATACTATCCATAAAAGGCATACAACTTTTTATACTCCTACCTTTTGAATGATGTAATACTTTAATTTTCTTATACCAATCAGGTAAACAATGGCTGGAAAGTTTAGGTTCTATTTCTTTAACATCTAAAAGATCTGGATGACATTGAAACGTTATTTTTTTCTTTCTTAAAAACATCGAAAGGTTTTTAACAAATAATTAAGGTAATTGCAAAAACTTTTTTTGAGGGTATCCTGGTTGTGCATTAAACCATTGTTGAAAAGAATTATTGGATATAGGTAAAGTTAAAGTATCTACGTCTATAGCTTCTAGTTTAGAAAGATAATCTTGCCAAATTGATAGATCTTCATTATTAGGATTTGAAGATATAAAAAGTTTTATAGAGTCTGATTGATCTACTACTTTTGTTTTAATTTCTGCAGATTGTTCTTCTGCATTTAAATCAGCAAAAGAATAGTTAGTTGCAGTTTCAACTACTGACCCATCTTGTAATGTTATTTTTTTTTGAACGTGTGCAACATCATCAAATAATTGATCTGAAATTTCTGCTGTTGGATAAGCAGGCCATGCTCTATTAGAAAGAGCATTTTTTTCAGCATCTGATTCTGCTAAATATTTAAGGTCACCTAATTCTGTAAAAATTGCATGTTTAGACATTATTTATTATCCATTCTCATAAATTACTAAATCTCCTGAAACACCATCACTATAACTTAAGTTATTAAAACCAGGTTGAGGAGCGTTTGATAAATCAGAAAGACCTAAACCAGATGTCATAGGTACAACGTATCTTACGGTATCTGCAATTGTATTAGTAGCTGAAGAAAAAGACGCTGGTGCAGGAGAGTTAGAAACTGCTCCAGTGGTTCCAGGGTTACTGTTAGCATTTACTGTTGCTAGGCCACCACCATTTCCACCAGTTATATTAAATACATTTGCTAATGAAGTAGTACCACCAGCATTACCAGCATTTGCTCCATTACCAGGATGATTAGCTCCTCTATTTCCTCTAGCACCTACAGCGTAAGGTTGTGAAAAAGGTGCAGATATAGGGTGAACGTAGACAGCAAAAGCACCACTGCCGCCCCTTGCTCCTGATCTAGTTGGAGAAGAACCTCCACCACCACCAGCACCTGAAGCTGCATAAATAACTAGTTTGTTACTGTTGTTAGATGCTGTAAAAGTTCCTGAAGCAGGTCCGTGTCCTAATAAAGTAGGAGTCATCCCAGCACTTCCTGCTGATCCACTTGCAGCAGTTACAACTCTTCCTTGAGAATCAACAGAAATTGTTGCTGCTGTAAAATCTCCTTTTGCTACTGGTTTGATTATTTTCGGCATTTAAATTATCCTCCTATTAGTCTACCATTTCTACATAAGAAACATGAAAAGCTATATCACTGGCAGCGCCAGCTGTTACAGCTATAAGATCTGTTTCATCTAAATAGATAGGTCGGCTAATTAAATCTAATGTTGAATCTGCAGGTACAGAAATTGTACTTGCGATTTTATAATAAGTTGAACCATTGTCATTACTAATTTCTACTGTTACGTCTGCAGCATTAGTTCCGTCAATGTTTGCTAATAATATTGTGTCTATTCTTACTGCAGTTTCTGCAGGGACATCGATCATAGTCGTTCTGTTAGTATCTCCTAAAGTGCCCATAGCATTCTTAGGTGTGATCGTTGCTATATTTACAAGATTTGGTGTTGCCATTTTTTATTCTCCTTTGATATTAATACCCGAAAACCATGGAGAAAACAAGTCCTTTTCCATCCGTAGTTATAGTTTGTGTTGAACTTGATGTTGCATTAGTTACTTTTGCTCTACCTGTACCATTTGGTGCTACAGTGATATCTCCATTAGCAGCATCTGTAATAGTAACAGTTCCAGAGTTTGTTCCGCTATTTGTATTTAAAACTAAATCTGCGGCGCCTCCAGTAGTAACAGTTAATGCTCCTGCTCCATTTGATGTAAGAGTAGCGGCTGCACCACTATCTCCAACTTTTACTGTATCTGCTGAAAGAACAACATCACCAGTTCCATTTGGCACAATATCAATATCTGCATTTGAAGTAGATATAATATCGTTTCCATTAACATCTAAGTTTCCACCTAATTGTGGTGAAGTATCATCAACAACATCTCCACCAAATTCAACTGCTGTTATATTTGGATTTGTGCCGTCGTCTGCTTTTGCATAAGCAATAATAGTTTTACCAGACGCAACTGCAGCGCTCGTTCCTGTACCACTAGCATATTTAAATGTTACAGTTTGTGAACCTGAAGTTCCGTTTTTTAAAACATAAAAATTTTGTACATCAAGAGGTATTGTTACATTTCTTCCTGAAGTTAATGAACCTGTGAATTCTATAATTCTATGTGCAAGAGTTGCACCAGTTGAACCATCAGATACTGAAAGAGTTGTATCTCCAGAATCAGATACAGCTTGAGTAGTATACCCACCAGAAACTTGTTCAAAAATTTGTAAATTAGTATTAGTTTTTGTCCCCCAAGTTCCCGCATTTTCACCGGTTGCTTGTAACTCAACTCCTAAAGGTGTGTATGTTGATGCCATAATTTTTTATCTCCTATGCGACGTCACTATAACTCGTATTTGATCCTGTTGCAACATCAGAATAACTACTGTTTGATCCTGCTGCAACATCTGTATACGATGTATTTGAGCCCGTGTCAACATCTTGATATGCCTGAATAAATATATCTCCAACACTTGTTGTTGCAGAAACCCCTGTTAACCCCATTACATCTGCAGGTGATATTGATCCAACAGAAATAGTAGCAGAAACTCCTGTTAGTCCCATTACATCTGCAGGTGATATTGATCCTACTGATAAAGTTGCAGATTGACCTGTAGGAAGTATAATAGGACTTGAATTAATTTCTATACTACCAATTGATGCTGTAGCAGAAACTCCTGTCAATCCCATTGATTGATCTGCAGGAGTTATTGATCCTACAGAGGCTGTTGAGGAAACTCCTGTTGGAGTCACAAGCGGACTACTATTAACTTGAGTAGAACCTACACTACATGTAGAAGAAACTCCTGTTAGACTTACAACTACACTACCTATTATTGTAGGAGATCCAACATTAGAAGTTGAAGAAACTCCTGTTAGTCCCATTACATCTGCTGGACTAATTGATCCTACTCCTGAAGTTATTTGTTCGCCATTAACAAGAACTACAACTTTATTAACTGAGTCTCCATAAGGTTCTTCACCCCAACCATTTCTACCCCAACCTACAAGTGTTCCAACACTTGCTAATTCTCCTATTGCAGAGGTTATTGCTACACCTGATACACCAACTACATCAGCGGCTGTTACTGTTCCAACTGAAGCTGTTGCAGAAATTCCTGTTAATGAAACCAATGTTATTGGTGTTCCTGTTGCGGTTCCTTGTGAAGAAGTGATAGATAAACCTGTAGGCTGAACAGAATATTCAACTCCCCAACCAGAGTTATTCCATTGTTGTCTACCCCAACCTTCAACGTTAAAAGATTGTGGTGTTCCTAATGCTGTTGTTGCTCCAGGTGAAGATAAAGAAACGGTGATAACATCATCTTGCCACTCGTTAGAGCCCCAAGTATTTGTGCCCCAGTTTGATGCCATAAGGAAGACCTCCTTATGCTAATCTTATGATTGCGTCTGATGCGTCTGCTGTAGGAAATTGAATTGTGAAAGTTCCACTAGTTACAGTTTTATCACTACCAAAAGCGATAACTGCACAAGCTTTATCAGATTGTGTGTCATTATAAATTAAAGCACCATTCGCTGTAAAAGATGCTGAAGTATAACTAACATCTGCAAAATCACAAAATGCTGTTGTTCCAGAAGTAGTTGGAGTTACACTTGTAAGAGTTGCACCGCCTGCAGTGTAAGCAGTTCCCGATGCATTTGTAATTTCATTTGTAGCTGAATAAGCTGTAGTGCTTGCTCCTAATGAAGCTGAACTTGTATATAAAGCTATTTTAAAAGTGTTTCCACTAGTAGCTGTAAAATTGTGAGTACCCACTAAAAGTTCTTGTTTAAAACTTGTACATATTGCCGATGTTATTGCCATAATTTTTTATCTCCTATGGGTTTGCTGAATTTACTGGTATTCGAACAGCGCCATCTGTGTAGTCATCTCTTCGTCTTCTTCCAACTTGCTCATTAGCAAACTTTTGTACCTCTTGTTTATACTTATTTTCATATAGTGTCAACATATCTATTGGGCCTTTTAAGAATCCATAAGTTTCAGATAGACAACAATATAATAAACCATTTGGAAAATTTAGACTTATATAATTTGTAGCGTTTCCAGACTCTAAAGTAGCTGGCATCTTGTTATAGTGCACTCTAAATTTGTATGTTGTATCAGGGACCGGAGCAAGAAACATTCTTCCAGATGTTGAATCTGTGTTACCTGTTGCTCCTCCATACATAGAATAATACTTTGGTTTACCTCTTTTATCAGAAGCTGTTGAAGATACATATTCTTGTAAATAGGTTACATCTTTTTTTTCTAACCAAGTATTAGCACCTGTTATAGCGGAAGTAGAATCATAAACTTGAATACCTCTTATAAATAAAGCCCCTGCTGGAGCATTAATAGATTCTTGACCAGTTACTAAATTACCTGATTGTTGAAGCCTATCAGAATCAATAGGAACATCTCTCATTATTCTGTACTGAGAATTTAAAATTATATTTTCTAAAATAGCGGTTGTTAAAACATTTGAATCTGTTTCAGTATAATTTCTTATTTGTGTAACTAAATCTGAATAACTTATACCGGCCATTATTTATTATCTCCTTGATGTTTTAAACGTATCTTTTTTTGTTTTGCTGTTTCCTCTTCATATAACACAAGATGAGGATCTTGCTTTTCAGGTTTAAATATATTTTTAATCCAATTCCAAATTTTATTTATCATGCTTCTATTGTTACAGGCCCAACGGAACAACCGTAGCCTCCTCCTTTTATATTACCTGTTGTAGCAGTATTTGTGTCAACTGTAAAAAAGAAAAAATTATCAGTTAAATAGGCACTTCTTGCATCTCTACCAGGATTATCAGATCCATCTGAATCTGCTTTGTATTTACCTGTTCTTATTGTGTATCCTGTTGCTTTTGCAATATTAGCTCCTGTTATACCATCAAAACTTTGTGGGTTAGCATAAGTAAAAGAACTTCCTGCAGAAGTAGTTGGTGGTCCTCTAAATCTATATGTTGTTGAATCTGTTAAACCGTGTCCAGGTGAAAATACATTTATAATTCCTGATCCTGCAGCATAAGTTTCAAAACCATTATCTACTATTCTAACAGTTGTAGAAGGTTCTATTCTATCAGGTCTTACTTGTAATAATGCAACACCATCTCCACCTACAGGTTTTGGTTCGAGTTGTGGTTGTTTAGGCTCGTATTCTGTGTAATGCACAAATGAACCATTCCATTCTCTAACCATTTCTCTGTATGGAAATTCTAATCCGGATCTATCTGAAATAGCTTTTGAGTGTTTTCCTGTTGCGTATTTGGACATTAAGTTCCTGGGTAATAAGCTTTTGGTGTAATAAATGTACTAGAAGCTGAACCATCTTCAGCTAATGCTCTAGCTAATTCATCTTCATAATATAGTTTCATTTGTTGAACTAATTGTGGTTGATATTTTTGTGCTAAATAAAAAGCTAATCCTGAAGTCATGCAAGGTACAAATCTAAAAGGTATGTCTGTTGCATTTGTATAATCTCCAACATCTTGAATTCTTTTTATATAATAAAAATGCATATCTTTAGATGCATTAGTTGAATCAGGTGTAGGATAAACACTAATACTAACGTGATCAATAAATCTTTGTACCCAATATTGATTAGGTGTCCCTTTAGAAAGTTTGTTTGAAAAACTTGCGTAAGTAGATCTATCTACTTTTGTCATTGGACTATCTGATTGAGTTGTTTGTGTTCTATTAGCTCTTAATTGTGCTTCAAGGACATCGGACATTCCATAAATACCGTTTGGATTTGAAGTGGCACTTGTGCCATCTGCAGCAGCTCTATAAAATTTATACTCAGCTTGTCCTTCGATTAAATCTAAACTTGTACTACCTATTTCCCAATAGTGAATACCTCTATTACCCCATTCTTGAAATAGAATATTAAGAGATCTTCTAGCTGACTTCATTTGATAGCCAGCTACAGAATTTAATCCAATACGTTCAAAAGATTCTTCTATAATTTCATCAATAGAAAAAGTCTTATCGAACGTTGTAGTGCTCGAGGTAGTATTAGCCATTTAAAATCCTATTCGTAAACTTTAATCCACTCACAAACGACTGTTCCGGTATCTCCTGCTGTACAAGCTGGTAATACTATATTTACGTCTCCAGTATAACCACTAGCTTTAGTGTTTTTTAAACCACCAAAATCAGAATAATCATATTCCATTTCACCATTTAAACTTTGAAATACAACATCTGTCGTTGCATCCCATTGCATACGTAAGGCATCTGCTGGTGCAGTTACTGAAACGTTACAACTAACTTTGTTAAGTCTTACAGTTTTGCAAGTTTTACCATTGTTTGAATTTAATTCAGAAACATCAACTATTTTAGTTGTGCTTCCAGAGTTATCAGAAACTACATTGTAGTGAGTGATTAGTTTTTTTGCTCCGTCAAATACAGTTGTATTTAATACTGTGTCTGCCATTTTTTTGTCCTCCTTTTAAAGGACGCCTGCATTACCAGGCGCCCCGAGTTTATTTATTAATATTAACTATCCGCGTACGGTGTTACTATTGTACCTGATCCAAGCAATAAAGAATTGTGGACTAAGTATGTAGCAGTATCAATCGCTGTGAAAGATACTACGCTACCAACGATACCACCTTTTGTAGAACCGTTCATAGTTATAACATCATTTGTTGCACCTGGAATGAAAGCTTTTTTAGAACCATCATCTACAGCTATCATGATACCACCTTTAAATTTGTCAGTACCATCTGTTTTGATGTCCATATCAGTTGCAGCAGTTTCCACATAAAAATGAAAAGTTGCGCCAATGTTATTTAAGTTATTAAAGTCAGTATCACCTGCAGTACCACCATTACTATTTACATTAATACTTGGTAAAGTAAATTTACCATCAGCATCATTTGTAAGTAAGATTTTACCTGCGTGTGTAGCAACTGTTAAAGTTGTGTCAGCTGTTAAGCTAACAGTCATACCAGGACCTGTATTTACAAAGCCATTTTTAGAAATGACCGGTCCTGAAAACGT